CGGTTGATTTCACCATTAAGGGCAATACGAGTCCGCGCACGCGCGTCTACAACGATGGTGTTTTCGTGATCGCCTCGGACGAGACGGCCGCTTCCGTGGTTATCAGTGGTCGCATTGTTGGCGGGGGTTCGTTGAAGACGAACGCCGATCCGGCGAAGGCTGGTGGGGCGTTCTCGTGGTCGTTGGAGATTGATCCGGCGCCGAAGGTCTGGCCCAAGAAGTAAGTCAGATCACATCTTTTGTTCAGGGGAGGGCCCACGAGGCCCTCCCCTGAACTGTGCCAGATTTTCTCCACAGACTAGCGGTATAGAACAGGTGTTCGATTGCGGGGGCGCCATCCTTGTGCTATGCTGGTTTCGCCTCCGGTCAAGGGATGGATCGGATGTGGGTTGGGAATCAGCCGCGGCCCCGGGGAGTTCTTGCCACCGTTCTTCGCCCCGGGGCCGTGGTGTATCATTTTGCTATGAGCGCTATTACCCGCCCACCAAAAGACATTGGTGATTTTGGGCTTAATTTCGATTATTCCATTTGGACGCCGAATACTGACGTCTATCTTTGTAATGTACCGTGGGACGCCACCTACCGCGACGTTGTATGGTGGGACAGTTACGACGAGTCCTTCGAGGCCATCGTCCACGGTCACAAGAAGCACAGCACATGGACGCAGATTCACGGACTCACCTATTGTGCGCAAGGACGCCCGATTCGCATTGACGTACCGTTCTCCAAGGCAAATACGTACAACTATTTGATCGCTAGGAACAATGAGGACCATGTCAACACGCGCAACACATTCTACTACTTTATCACCTCAGTAGAATATGTCGCTCCGAACACCACCGAAATCACTGTGCAACTGGACGTATGGCAGTCCTACATGCACGAATGGGAAATCACGCGCTGCTACGTTGAGCGCTCCCACCTCGGCATTGCCGCCGAAGAGGCGTGGACCGACAACGGCCGCCGCTATCTCACCGCCCCCGAAGGCCTCGACACAGGCGCCGAATATATCGTCGGCGACGTTTGGCGGGAGTTCGTCGCCGCCACACCGGTCCCCGAGGAGGGTCAAGAGTACGACACCGCAAACTACGACGTTGTCGTAACCAGCACCGTTGACTTGGAGGAAGACTACGGCAGCGCCGATGATCCCAAGTTCACGACGGCGAAGGGGTCCATCGCCGAGGGGCTGCCGAATGGTTGCGCTGTGTACGTGATGCCGGTGGATGCTTTCACTACAATGGCCGAGGCGCTGTCCTATGCCCCATGGGTGGCTCAGGGGATCGTGAGCATTACCGCCATTCCGAATGGAGTCATCGACTGGGGCAAGTTGGAGGGTAGGAAAACGAAATTACCCGATGTTCCGCATGACGGCAAGAGTGCTGTGAACGCTGATGTTTTCGTTGCTAAAAAGGGTTTCGGTGACGCCTTCCAGAACAACAAGACCATTGAACTGGCCGCACCGTTCCGGACCGACACCCACATTCCGGACCGATACAAGCATTTGTGGAAATTCTATACCGCCCCGTATATGTGGTTCGAGTTAACCACATTCACGGGGACGCCGCTCATGATCCGCCCCGAAGCAGTTGTTGACTGGAAATTCAACGTGACTCAGTGGGCGCACATTGTGCCTCCGAATCCGCGGATCATGTTCACTGTGAACAACTTGAATGCGAGTTCGTTCGGCGTCACGGACTACTGGAATGGTAGGTCCGAGCACTTCGATGTGATGACGGGGTTTGCGAATTTTCCAACTTTTACGCTCACCAATAATTCGTATCTCATGTATACTGCGTCCAATGCACATCAAATCGCGTACCAGCGACAGAGTGCCGAGTGGGGGCAGCAAAAGGCGCTACGCGGGGCCAGCACCCAGTTCGCTCAGGCACAGGCGTCTATGCAGCAGGGTACGGACATGACGAATTTAGGCAACGCCTATAACACCCAGATAGCGCAGTATAATGCGAATCAGCAGTTCATGCGGTCGGGTGTGAACGCCATCGGGTCGGGTGTTGCCAGCGCTTTGGGCGGTAATATTCTCGGGGGCGCTATTAATGCGCTAACCCAGGGTTACAACATGGGGAATGAGTACGGCACGGCCCTGGAGAACAACAGGATGCGGGCCGAACAGGCGTCTGCGATGACGAACCTCAAAAACTCCTATGGTCGTTATTTTGCGGACAGCAATTTGCAGATGGCCAAGTTTGCCGCCAATGGGGACTACGCTAACGCTATCGCCGGCATCAACGCCAAGATTCAGGACAGTGACGTGATCGCGCCTACCACATCGGGGCAGACTGGTGGGGACGCGTTCATGCTGTCTGCGGAGGGTTGGCAGATCGTGCTGCGGCAGAAACTCATTGACGTTGGTACGATGGTGCGTATCGGCGAGTTCTGGCTCAGGTACGGGTATGCGATGAATGTTTTCAACAGGCCGCCAAAGAACTTCCGGTGCATGGAGAATTTTACATACTGGCAGATGAAAGAGACCTACATTCGTTCCGCGACATGCCCCGAGGGCTTCAAGCAGAGTATTCGTGGTATATTTGAGAAGGGCGTGACCGTGTGGCACAAGACGTTCACTATTGGGAGCGCTCTCATCGGAGACAACGAACCGCTGAAGGGGATCCACCTTGACTTCACCTGATGTAAACAAGCAAAAAGACTGGGTGGCCAGCAAGATCTACCGCCCCTTCAATGAAGGGCAGGGCGCCGGCTACAAGTTGAATCCGGTGCAGACCCGCGAGACCCAGTTGATCGCGATGTACGAGCGCATTCTTATTGAGATGATCTCTAATCGTTTCAAGTGGGTCGGTATGCCGGATACCGTTGACCTGCGTTTCTTGGAGATGACGCTAATGCGGGACGCGCTTGCTGTTTTCTACTTTGACGAGGAATTTCAGCGTTTCATGGCGCTCCGGGCCACAGGGCTCGGTGAAGTCAACATGTACGATAATCCTACCGGGTACACCGTGTACGGAAATCAGGTTTTCTCTCGGCAGTTGTCGGGCAGTGAGTGCGTGCCGATATGGGCGAACCAGACGCGTATTCCGGACTGGGACATTATTTCCATGTACTCCCAACGTCTCGCCGCGCTGGATAGGACGCTGGAGATTAATATGCTGTCAGCTCGTCACCCTTTCGTATTTGCCGTCAATAATAACGAATACAATTCGATGGTGCAAGCGTTCAACAAGGTTGTTGAGGGTCAGCCGGTTATTTTCGGTACCGAGGCTCTCAGTGCTGAGTCCATGGCCGAGAAGGTGTCTCTTTTCGATATCGGCTACAAGCCGAACCAGATCAAGGACGTCATGGACGCCAAGGTGCGCACATGGAACGAGACGCTCACGCTGCTCGGTATTATGAATGTCAACTCTGAGAAACGGGAGCGGATGGTCGTCGAGGAGGCATCCGGGTCATCGGGTCAGGTTCTGGCGATGCGTGCTGTTGCGCTGAATGAGCGCCAGCGGGCGTGTGAGCGGATCAACGAGATGTTCGATCTCGAGGTGATGTGCGAGTGGAATCTTGATGAGGTGACGACTGCTGCCAATGCCGCTATGGGGGCGATAGCCGGTGGGTTGACCGCTCAGAATCCTGATTTGGGGGGTACGGATTTGGAGGAGATGCACAAGAATGGCTGATTATACGATTGAACTGCGTGAGGTGATCGCGCGGCAGGGCGTTGAGAATATTGGGTTGGAGTCGTATCCGATTTTCGACGAGCAGTACAGGGACTTCCTGAACCAAAAGATTATCGATCACTACTATTATAATGAGATCGGCCTTGAGAGTGTTGACATGTTCGTGCGGCAACTGCGCACGAAGATGAACGAGATCATGCCCTACTACAACAAGTGGTATGAGGCCGAAATGGTCAATATTGACCCGCTTCTTACTCAGGACATGCACTCCAAGGGCGACCAGGAGTCCAGCGGGCGATCCTCTGGGAAGCAGTCCCAGGGCGCCAAACAGACAACGAGCACCGTGTCAGCGACGAAAGCCAGCGCAAGAACAGTGCAGTCCGAGACTCCGCAGGTCAGGTTGTCGGGCGATGGCGACTACGCCACGGCCGCCAATGACAATGTGAGCAAGTCCGATGGGACGAATGATGTGCGGGGTGAGACGAGCGGGGACTCGTCGCAGTCGGGCGAGTCGTCGCAGCGCGGGTCCCAGGAATCGCGGTCCTGGGGTTATACTGGTCACGCACCGCAATTGATTGCGGCGTGGCGGGAGACTTTTACGAACGTCGATATGATGGTCATTACGGAATTGCAGGAACTTTTCATGCAGGTGCGGTCTAGCAACGATTCTCTCACGGGGAGGAGAAGCACGTATGGGCTCTGGTACTGAACCCTACAACCCTAATGATATCATTAAGGACGGAGATTATCTTCTAGTCCCTCCTGATTATCGACTCACCAACACAGTGCCATTCACGTATCGCGATGGGTACACATATCTCCAGATTTTAGAGGAATTGCGTAAATGGGTCAACAACGGTCTGCGCGATAATCTTTCCAATAATCTGGAGAATCTCGCCGCTGACTATAATATGCGCGTGACCCGCCTCCTCGGAGATGTCCGCAAGGAACTCGAGCAGTACCACGCACTGCCCAAACAACTTCGCGAGCAGATCGCCGAGGCCGTGCGCAAGTACGACGACGAGTTCCAGATGTTCAAGGACACTCTGACTCAATGGACGAAACGGCAGTTCGAGTCGGATAAGTTCGTCGTCTTCAACTGGCTTCAAGGTGTGCCGACGGACATCAACACATTCCTGAGCGACATCTATAACCGGCTCACTGTACACGGTCTCCTCGCCGACGATCTGTCGCGCATGGGGTGCACCGCCGGAGACATCGAGAACTGGCCGGTGAATATCTCCGAAATGGAGACCGAGGGAAAGAACTTCATCACGCACTTCGGTACATGGGTGTTCTCGCCGGTGACAGGGCGGCACTGCTCGCCCCAGGACGCTATTCTTGACCTGATGGAGTTTATGTCCACCGGAACAGGGATCATTTCTCACACCGCCCAGCAGATCGAATCTCTTTCCATGCAGGACCTTCAGAACAGGAGAGTAAACTAATGCCCGCCACTAATAAGACCAACAATTTTCAGCTGCCGCTCTACGTGGCGTCCGATCATTTCAGTGTCCTCGGTGACCTGAACGGGGCCATGAACAAAATCGACGAGAACCTTGGGAGCGCTCTCACTCAGGCGCGTACCGCGTCCCGAGACGCCACGTCAGCTCTCACCGCCGCCAACGATGCCGCCGAGAACACGCACACCGCGAAAGAAAGCGCGCAGTCGGCGCTCGCTGTCGCCTCCAATGCCAAGGGGGAGAGCAGCAGGGCCCTGGAGAAGGCTACCAGCGCCGCTAATGTGGCGGATACCACAGCGGCAGCAGCCCGTGAGGCTTCCACCAACGCGGCGAACGCGCTTGCGCAGGCAACCGATGCGACAGGCAAGGCGAACGCGGCCGCCCAGCAGGCGAACGGGGCGAGCGCTTCGGCGTCATCGGCGCTGGAGACCGTGCAGTCCTTGTCGTCTCAGATCAACGAGGCCAAGGCGGCCGGCGATAGTGCCAAAACTGTGCGCACTCGGTACAAGAAACTCAAGTCGGGTACGGGCGAACGGACAGTTCGTGGTTCTCAGGAACAGAATACTGTCGTCTTCAGCGGGTCTATTCATTTGGACCCGAATGACGTGATTCAGTGTCACGCGCAGATTCACCATAATTCTCGTGCCGTGCATGACCTGCACTGGGGTATCAAGTGCCAGGGGCCGAGTGGCGTCGCTGAGTACAGGTTCAATGCTGCTGTGCCGGGCGCGTTCAATGGTGCGTACATCTATTCGACGGTGGACGGTTTCTTCCATGCTGACGAGGGTGGCGGCGACTACGTGTTCTCGCTATGCTTCCTCGGCCCGAACGATAAGGATACTAGAGTGTTCTTGGACAATACGTTCCTTGAGTTGCACTGAGATCGCGTGATATAGCGCCTCACGGGTGAGCCTGTGGGGCGCTATACTATGCTTATGGCATTCGATGACACACATAAGGCATGCATCATCGCCGTGCTCGCCACAGTGGAGGCGGGCAACGATTATGGCATCATCAGTGCGCCGGACACGCTGTCCCTGGGGATTGGCCAGTGGACTCAGGGGCGCGCCTATGATCTGCTGAAAAGGTTCCCGAGTGGCACGTCTTTCGGCGGGACGGTGGATGGTTGGCTGGCTGAGGGGCGGGACTCGTGGACGATCGGGTCGCGGCAGTACGCGTATCTGAATGGGTCGGATCGTGCCGCGCTGTCGGGGGCCCTGGATTCCGAGACGGGTCATAATATTCAGAATTCCCAGATGCTGGATGATTTAAACAACGACTACATTCCTCGCTGTCAGGAACTGGGGCTGGACACGGAGAATGAGACTGAGGCGGCGATGCTACTCATCGTCGTTATGCACCGGTGGGGTAACTACGCGAAGATTTTGAAGCGTCTGGTGAACGCGTGTCCGCATCCTGCGTCGCTTGATGACATGGCGGCTGCCATTAAGTACGAAGGGGAGTGGTATGCGGTCGGGCAGCGCTATGAGGTCGCCTATGACATGATTTCCCGCCTGGAGACGAATGGTATCACGTTGAATCCGGGGGACTCGCAGAATCATTCCGGGAACGCCGCGGCGGATAAGGCGGCTGATGCGAAGAAAATAAAAAGTGTCAAGGACATGGGGGATGGCACCCTTAGAGTTAAGTGCAATGACGGATCATTCGCTCGATGCTATAGTGTTGGCACTGGTTATTGGAAAGCTTCTGCTAAAGGACAGGACAAGGCCAGTGAATCGGCGCAGAATAACGGGGCTGCACCAGGTGGCCCGGTGGGTGAAGGCATTAAAGCGATGACTAAACTCGCATGGGACAGTATCGGCAAATTCGAATATCACCAGTGGTACAATGCGAGACTGCACCCGGATCAGACCGGTGTTACGGACTGCTCAGGTTTTTGCTGGTGGCTATACATGACGTGCTGTAATATTGATATCGGCCCGGGTGGGACCGCAGAGATCTACGGGAGCAGTACCGGGTGGGTCGTCGCATCCGGGAGCGGCTCATTCGATGCCGCCGACCAAGTGCGCGAAGGCGACTTGGTTGTATGTCGGTGGTACTCTGGAGGTGGCCATATCGAATACTGCACCGGAGGCGCTGGCGGTTGGGAGAGTATCGGGGCTCGGGGGCCGGATGGCCATCCCGAGCCGAATAGTGGCTCATTGTCCATGTTCGCAGGGTGTAGTTGGGAGTTGAGGAGATATGTCTAAGAAAAAGTTCTCATATTACTCCTTCGACAAGGTCCTCTCTTATAACTCTGTTATCAACATGGTCATGGGGGCGCGTGGTCTAGGGAAAACCTACGGCGCTAAACGCATGGTCATCCGAAATGCTTTGCGGAAAGGCGAGCAGTTCATCTACCTGCGCCGCTACAGGCCGGAACTCAAGGGGTGTAAAACTTTTTTCGCAGATATCGCCCATGAATTCCCCGAGTACGAATTCAGGGTTCGCGGTACGGAGGCCCAGTACCGGGGGCCCCTCCCCGAGAAAGATGACCCGTGGATCACCATGGGGTACTTTCAGGCGCTGAGCGTGTCTGCGAGCGCCAAGTCCATTGCGTTCCCCGACGTGACGACGATTATCTTCGATGAATTCATCATCGAAACCGGAACCCACCATTATCTCAGTAATGAAGTGCGGACGTTCTTGGACTTCTATAGCACGGTGGACCGGTATGACGACCGTGTGCGCGTCCTCATGCTGAGTAATGCAATCTCGATCATGAATCCGTATTTCATCGAGTGGAGAATCTCTCCGTCGGAGAAAATCAAGCGTTTCGGCGATGGGTTCGTCGCCATTGAATTCGTGGACTCCGAACGCTTTGGGCGTGAGGTGAGGAACACACGGTTCGGCAAGTTCATCTCCAAATATAACACCGAGTACGCCGACTACTCCATTGAGAACGAGTTCAAGGATGATACTCCGTGGTTAGTCATGGGAAAGACCGGCACTGCCCGCTACATGTGTACGTACAGAACTAAGTACGGCTCTTTTTCCGTGTGGAAGGATGGTATGCGTGTATTCTGTCAGAAAAAATTGCCGAAAGGCAATCAATTGAAATTCTCTATGTGCCACGACTTGCGTCCCGGCGAGGTTTTCGTCACTCACCGAGATCGTGCGCCGCAGACCTTGAAACGAATATACAGACAAGGAAGGTGTTTCTTCGACGGGCCAGAAACAAGAGAAATGTTCGCGGAATTGTTTATGAAATGAATCACGGTATTTTCATTGACATTAACATGCTCATAGGGATGCTCCCCACGCTCGGGGTTCTCGCAACTTTCGCAGCATGGACCCGCCGACAGTTGTCCAGAATGGATGACCTACTGGATGATTGGAGGGGGACCGACGCCAGACCCGGCGTGCCTCGCCGACCGGGGGTTATGGAGCGTCTCGAGAAGATTGAGACGGACGTGAAAGAGATCAAGGAGATGAAATGAGTATTAAAGCTCGCAGGTACATTTATAGGATTATGATGGCGCTCGGCGTTTTCCTGACGGGTGTCGGTATCGTCAAGCATGAGATCGTCGCCGCCGCTATGCCGCTCATCACCGCGGTACTGGCCCTGGCGGACGCGAACGTCCCTGACGAGGATGACATTGTCGACGCCTGGTGACATCGCCCGTGCCGTTGCCGACAACGACGCGATCGGGTACTCCCAGCCTGAACGGCTGACCGTCTGGGAGGGCTCGCCGTGGAGCGGCACGCCCCGGAACGTGGACTGTTCGGAGTTGGTGTCCTACGCTTTCGACTACTGTGGGATCCCGGCATTCCCGCGGTCCACGTGGACTGGGAGCGTCGTGTATTGGGCTCGTCAGTATGGCGGGTTCGAGATCTTCGACTACTCGGCTGACTATGACTATCGTGACAGTGACATTCTGCTGACCGACGGTCATGTGGCAATCGTCTCCGGTGATGACATCTGTGAGGCGTGGATCGCCGAGACCGGGGATATTTATGGGGAGCGCGGCGATCAGACGGGCCAGGAGGTCCGGGTCATCGGCTTCTACGAGCATCCTTATCTGCACAGGTGGGACACAGTCCTTCGATGCACCAATATTACAGGAGATGATTTTGATATGACCTCTGAGGACCGCGAGATCTTCATCGACATTCGTGACCGGCTTCGCGAGATCAGCGACCAGACCGGTACTGGCATCGAGGGCAGGCGATACGACGGGCCGATCGTAAGCAGGCTGAAAAATATCGAAGCCAACACTTACGCGATTTGGGACTTGCTGGCACCCGGCCGAGAGGGTAAGCGGGCAGCCGGCTCGGTGTTCCAGGCGCTGTGGAATATCGGTAAGGCACTCACCAGTAGGTGAGCAACGCCACCCCTCCCGACTGTTGCGTTGGGAGGGGTTCCGTGTATATGATAGAGTCATCAAAGATGATATAATAGGGGAGAGTAGTATATAATGGCACGCGGTTGGATTCATGGGCGCCTCAGCGACGGCGCCGGTAGACCCGCAAAAGGTCGTATTACCATCACCCCCGACCCCCGCATCGTCATCGACGACGGGGGCAGCGTCATCCAGCCCGTCATCCAGGATGTGGAAGGCGAGTTCGATGTGCCCGTGGTCGTGCCGGGGGAGGACACGAACCCCAAGCACTGGACGAGTCATGTCGTGCTGACGCGCGAGAGCCCGCTCGTGACCGTCATGGACTGCCATGACATTCTGGTCGCCGGCGAGAACCGGCTCAGTGATCTGGTCAACCGGACTCCTGTGGCGCCCACGCACATGACCACCATCGAAGGTGAGATGCGCACCGTCCGAGCTGAGGTAACCAAGCTCTGGACGGCGGTGCAGGCGGGTCGGGTCAAGGGACCCAAGGGTGACAAGGGCGACCGGGGCGAGCCGGGGCCCGCGAGCACCATCCCCGGCCCTCCCGGCGAGACGGGCCCCAGGG